TTTGCTGATTGGGCACAAAAAAATCCTGACGCATTTTTGGCTGTTGCCGGTGCAATCACCGCAATTTCTGTAGCGATCTTGGCTGTCAACCTTGCTATGGCGCTTAATCCATTTACGGCAATTGCAGCAGGTGTTGCGGCGCTAGTAGTCGGCATTGTTTACGCGTACAACAAATTTGAAACATTCCGCACAATTGTCAACAGCGTGCTTAATGGCCTTATAAGTGGTTTTGAAGTATTTGCAAACTCGTACATAAAAGCAATAAACATAATTATTAAAGGCATGAACCTGATTAACCCGTTTAGCGATATTCCATCGTTGCCAACAATAAGTTTGGGCAGTATTGGCGGTAGTAACACAGGTGGCGGTTTCTCTGGTGTTAGCGAGCGTGCAGGTATGCCAGTAACAGGTACGACAATGCCGGCTATGCCAGTACCAGCAGCACCGTTACCAAGTGTTGCTGGTGGCGGCAGTGCAGGTAAAGGAAGCATTTTCAAAGGCGGCGGCGGTCAAAAAACGATTGACACACAAGGACAAATTGGTGATTTTTTTGGTGGCATGAGCATAACGGTCAACGCAGGTTTAGTTTCCACGCCAGCGCAAATAGGTCAAGACATTATTGCGGCTATTCAAAAAGCAGAACGTCAAAGCGGTCAGGTGTTTGCAGCCGCATGACCGTGCCAGTTATGCAAGTGCTTGTGGGTTTTCAATCCACCACAGGTTTCGGTACACCGTTCCAGTTAAACGACTCGTTTTACGGCGTGCTAAACACTGCTGGTCGAGGCACGTTAGGCGGCGTAACAATGGCTGACCTGACAAGCATCGTTGAGTCAGTCAACATCACACGTGGCCGTAACCGTCAACTAGACCAATTTAACGCTGGTACAGCCACAATTGCGTTTAACAATCAAACCGAAGTGCTTAACCCAAGCAACACGGCTAGCCCTTATTACCCATATGTGTTGCCGCGATGCCCGGTGCAAATCCTTGCTAACGGCATACCGATTTACACAGGTTTGGTAACAGACTGGAATTTAGATTACGACATTAGCAACAAAGACATGATGTACGCGTCATGCGCAGACAACTTCACTGTGCTAGCAAACCAAGCCTTAAACGCTGTAACACCGTCATCGCAAACCACAGGCGCGCGCATAAACACGATATTGGATTTAACAGAAATCAACTATCAGGGCGCTCGATCTATAGATACAGGCTCATCCACGTTAGGCGCATATGCCATAGATCAAGACACTGTTTGCCTTAACTACTTGCAGCAAGTCAATACCAGTGAGCAAGGCTATTTGTTTATGTCAGCCAACGGCACACTGACATTTAAGGGCAGGTCAAGTGTTCTCAACCCTGTGGCTGGCGCAACCTTTAATACTGACGGCACAGGGTTGCCGTATCAGACGCTTATAAACCAGTACGGCGATGAGCTGCTCTACAACTACATCGTGACCCAATCACCAGCAGGCGCAGTACAGACCACTAGCAACGCAACAAGCATTGCCCTATACCAAGCACAACAATACGCGCTTACCAATTTGCTTAACAGCACAACAACAGAGGTAGCCGGCTTAGGCAACTATTTACTAGGCAAATATAAAGACCCTGTATTGCGCTTTACGGGCTTATCAACCCAACTTACGGCTCTCTCATCAGCCAATCAAAACATTGCGCTAACACTTGATTTAACCAGCATTTGCACAGTTGTCAAAAACTTTGTTGTAGGCACACCAGCCACCGAAACCCAAACACTTATTGTCTCTGGTGTGTCTCACAACATCACACCGGGCAGCCACATCATCTCGTACACGTTTGAAAGCACAGACGGCAACCAGTATCTCACACTCAACGACAGCATCTTTGGTACTCTTGACAACAACTTGTTAAGTTTTTAAGGAGACACAACATGGCAATTACTAGTAACGATACTTTTACATCTGGTCAAATATTGACTGCCCAAGAGTGCAATAATTTTCCGTTTGGTGTTGTTGCATCCGTGCAAAGCGTTGGTGGCAATGTCACCATTTCTACTGGTGCGCTACAAAATGTGACCGCTATGACTTTGACTTTTACCGCTATTGCGGGCCGTACCTACAAGTTTATTGTTAATGCGTCTTGCATAAAAAACACTAGCGAAAGTTGGACTTTGCTTTGTGTAACAAATGCTGCAGGTGTGCAGACTGGCAGTGGCGTATATGCGTCAGCAGCACCAGGCGAATACGCCAACCTAAGTTTTAGTGGTTATTTAACAGGCATAACAGCAGGCTCACAAACCTACAAACTTATGGCAACTACTGGCGCAGCGACTTCTACAATTATTCGTAGCGGCAGCGACTTTTGCCAATTCATTATTGAGGACATAGGTACAGCATGATTTACCCCCACAAACAATTTGCAATAGAAAACATGAGTTGGAAAGACGGCGATAAAGAACCAAGCGAACAAGAAATACTTACAGCGATGGAAATCTACGAAACCGCCAAAGCAACAGCCAAACAAGCCGTACTTACAAAACTTAAAATTACAGCAGATGAAGCCGCGCTACTACTTGGCTAGCGTCATGCTCGCACTTGTCTTAACCGCTTGCGAAACCACACGCCAAAACGCGCCTAAAACAGGCCCAATGACACGATGCTCGACAATGACACAATGCGAAAGGGTAACTAATGACTAGGCCAAGAGCAGAAATAGAACTATTACACGCGCGTATGATTGTGTTTGTAGGTTGCACAATTGCCGTAACGTTTGCAATTACCGTTATTGGTTTTGTGTATTTTTTAGGATTTGTTACACAGCCCGTAGAGCAATCACCAAATGACGCAGCCTTTATCGACTTGCTAAAAACCTTGTCAATCTTTATGACTGGCACACTCTCTGGACTTGTTGCCGCTAACGGACTCAAGCGCAAACCAGCAGAGCCAACTACAACACCATGACCATTATTCCTGCAAACCCTAAAGTGGTTGGCTCACGGCCATACACAGGTAACAGTGATGGTGCAGCTGCAGGCCCAATACCGGGCATGGATGAGTGGATACGCCAAGCGATCAAATACAGCAACGGCGCAATCTGGAATAACGGCAGTTGGGGTGTACGCGATATGCGCGGCTCTGCAAACTTAAGTGTTCATGCCACTGGTCGAGCCGTTGACTTGTCGTACAGGCCGTCAGAAAAATACCCACTAGCAAACCGTAAAGGCGCTATTGCGTTTATTAACACTGTGCTTGCCAACGCAAACGAATTAGGTGTTGAGTGCGTGCTTGATTATTTTCCTAAAGCATTTGGGCGAGGCTGGCGCTGTGATCGTCAAGCGTGGAAATCGTACAGCAAGCCAGAAATACACGGCGCGCCGGGTGGCGATTGGCTGCACGTAGAGGTTTCACCAATGTTTGTCAAACAACCTGCAAACCTTATACAGCAAGCGTTTAAAAGGGTATTCACCGAATTGCCACACTGATGCCCTATGGTCGTAGTACCGGCGATAGGAGATGCAATGGCAGACGCAAAAACATACATTTACGAGGTTTACACCACGCACCTAGACAACAGTCAAATGGTGCTTGTACAGATATTTCGTGACCCAGAGACTGACAAAGTGCTACACGCACAAATTGCGTTTAAGGACGCAATCGGTGACTCTTGGCAAACCCCTTACCAATTGGAGAAAAAATGACCTATTTAGCGATCAAATTAGGCGCATGGGCACTTAGCGGCTTAGCGTGTTTAACCCTGCTCTGGGACGCTCACAAAGCGCCTGACAGCCTGCCAAAGACCACAGGGCAACAGACCATAACGCTGACAAGCATTGTGCCCACAACGCCAGTTGCGCCGGCTACAACCACCACCGTGCCAAAAGGCTGTGCCGAATACGTGGCTGACGCAATCACAGCAGGCTGGCCAGCAGACCAAGCACCGACAATGGCGCGTGTGATGTTTCGTGAGTCGCGCTGCAATCCATTGGCATGGAACGGTAAAGACTCAAACGGTGGGTCTAGAGGCTTGTGGCAAGTCAACGGTATTCACGAAGCGTGGCTGATCGAGGCAGGCATCATTACCAAACTGGACGATCTGTTTTATCCAGATGTAAATATCCGTGCCGCGTTACAGGTTTACCGTATTCTTGGCTGGCAAGCATGGTCAAGCACATATGGCTGATATTCCATACACCGACATAGGCATCACAGAGGAGACCCGACAGATGTACCCAGAAACTTATTCAGACAAATACAACAAAGTGTTTAAAGAATTTATAGATGACATCTTTAGACCCAACCACGTGCCAAAACCAGAGCAACCAGATCACAGCATTTTGCTAGATGAATTAGTACTGATGTATGACGCGTTTATGACAATTGGTGGTGAGCAAAACAGATTTAATGCCAGCGTGCTAAAGGCGGCCATAAATGTTATACGCGCCTTGTAAATTATGCGGTCTCACAATGCACGGCACAAGGTACAGGCACAACCCAGAAAAAGTCTTATGGTTACACCCCAGCCTTAAAGCGTGTACTAAGGTAAAACCAATAAACCCGACTAAGAGAAAGAACCCGACATGAGTGATCAACTAGAAATGTTTACAACCACATTGGGATTGGCTGGAGAACGCACACAAGTTGCGCTCGATCATCCGTCTGTAGCAATCGCACACAACGCACCGGACACGTCACGCGAAGCAGGCGAAGCAGCTAAACCACACGCAGGCAAACAACGCGAACTGGTGCATTTTTGGATTAAGTGGGCTGGACGCACAGAAGCCAAAGGCATGACAGCAGACGAAATCAGTGTGCTACTAGACCTACCTGCACAATCGGTTTCAGCGCGCATA